TACTTATAACGCATGGGTAATTACTAACGGAAATATTAACTTAAATGCTTATGCTTTAATTAATAGTCAAACATTTACAGGAACTCCTAGAGTTCCTTCTGCTCCATTTAATGATGCTACTACTATTATTGCTAATACATCTTGGGTTCAAGGTCAATTAGCTAACTATGCTCCCATATTTAACCCAACATTAACAGGAATACCAAGAGCACCAACAGCAAGTACTTCAACTAATACAACTCAAATTGCGACTACTGCTTTTGTTAAAAACTCAATACTTGCAGATGTTATTGGTTTAGGTTTTGGTGGAACTTCTTGGCATAATGTTACTGGCAGTAGAAGTGTAGGAGTTACATATACAAATCCTTATAATTATCCTATTATGGTAGCTATTTATGCTCCACAAGGACCCGATGTGTATGTAAATGGAGTTTATATTGGATCTAATTCGTTTGCAACTGGAGATCAAACAACTATAACTTTTATAGTTCCCGCTGGCGCAACTTACTTAACAGTAAATGCTAGTGTAATTATAAATTGGGCAGAACTTTATTAAGGAATAAAAATGACTTACAACTATGGTAGCCCCATTACAGGCACACTTACTGGAACTACTTTAGAAGTATTAGTTCCTAATTTGGTTTATCCAGCAACAATTGTGCTTAATTCTGCTGATGCTGGTAGAGCTATTCAATTATCTTTGGATAGTGGCGAAAGTTACTATACAGCAGTAACGCCTACTGGAAATTTAACAGGACAAATTTATTATATTTTATCTTTTCCTGTTACCAAAATTAAATTTACAGGTGTAGCTGAAGATACTTATAGCATTATTTAATAGCAGTAAATAGGAAATATTATGACAACGCTACTATTTGCAAATCAAGCACAAACTACGCTTTCTGCACCAATTACAAGTACAGCAACAACTTTAACTGTTGCAAGTGGTACAGGGCAATATTTTCCTAATCCATCTGTAGGTGAGATTTTTAAACTTACTTTAGTTAACTCTACTAATAATCTTGTTACTGAAATTTGCAACTGTACAGCTAGAACAGGTGATGTTTTAACAGTTCAAAGAGGTCAAGAGGGGACTGTTGCTCAAGCATGGAAATTTGGTGATTTTGCTACTAATCTAGTTACTGCTGGAACATTACAGTCTTTTAGCCAAGTTTCAGGTTGGAGTGGTATTTCTGGTTATAGCGGAGATTCTGGTATTTCTGGTTATTCTGGATCTGGAATTTCTGGATATAGTGGATTTTCTGGTATCTCTGGATATAGCGGAATCTCTGGTTATTCTGGAGATTCAGGTTTTTCTGGCTATAGTGGAATAAGTGGTTTTAGCGGAATTAGTGGTTATTCTGGTTACAGCGGAACATCAGGCTATTCAGGCTATTCAGGGTTTTCAGGGTTTTCTGGAACAAGTGGATTATCAAGCACTTATTATTTTTATAAAGCCAACACTTCTGCTACTAGCGGAAATCCGGGTGATGATTATTTGCTCTGGAATAATGCTACTCAAATTAATTCAACACAAATTAATATTAGCAACTTAGCTGACAATGGCGTTGACATTAGTGTATTTTTAGCCCTTCTTACTGTTACTGAATCTTTTGTAATACAAGATCAAACAAACAGCGCAAATTCACAAAACTGGGAAATATCTGGAACTCCAATCGAAGTTGGCGGTTTGTATTGGACATTCCCAGTTACATTGGTTTCATCTGAAGGAACAGGAACTACAGGATTTTCTAACGATCAAAATCTTATTTTTGCTGTAGTTAATGGTGTTTCAGGTTTTAGTGGATTCTCAGGTTATTCAGGTTACTCAGGAACATCTGGCTTTTCTGGTATTTCTGGTTATAGCGGTTATTCAGGAATATCTGGCTTTAGCGGTTACTCAGGCATATCTGGCTACTCAGGCTATTCTGGAATTTCAGGCTACTCAGGCTATTCAGGAATTTCAGGATTTAGCGGATATTCTGGTTTTTCAGGAATTTCTGGTTTTTCAGGTTATTCAGGCATAAGTGGTTACTCTGGTGATTCTGGAATTTCTGGTTATTCAGGTGATTCTGGTATTTCAGGTTATAGCGGATATTCGGGAATTTCTGGTTATTCAGGAACATCTGGATATTCAGGATTTAGCGGAATTTCTGGTTACTCAGGATTTTCAGGTATATCTGGTTTTTCTGGTTATAGCGGCATATCAGGTTTTTCAGGATATAGCGGAATTTCAGGTTTTTCTGGCTATAGTGGAATAAGCGGTTATTCTGGAATTTCAGGTTTTTCTGGAATTTCTGGTTTTTCTGGATATTCTGGATATTCTGGAACATCAGGATTTTCTGGCTACTCTGGTATTTCTGGCTACTCTGGTATTTCTGGCTACTCTGGTATTTCTGGCTACTCTGGTATTTCTGGTTTTTCAGGTGATTCTGGTATTTCTGGTTATTCAGGAGATAGCGGAATCAGCGGCTATTCAGGTGATTCTGGCATATCTGGTTATTCAGGTTACAGCGGAAGCGGTATAAGCGGTTTTAGCGGTTTTTCTGGTGATTCTGGAATAAGTGGTTACAGCGGTTTCTCAGGCGATAGCGGTATCTCTGGATATTCTGGTTCAGGAATATCGGGATACTCTGGATTTTCAGGCATTAGTGGTTATAGTGGATATTCTGGTATTTCTGGTTATTCTGGAAGTGGTGTATCAGGCTATTCAGGTTATAGCGGTACAAGTGGATTTAGTGGCATTAGTGGCTATTCTGGCTATTCAGGAATATCTGGCTATAGCGGAATTTCGGGATTTAGTGGAGATTCAGGAATATCTGGTTTTTCAGGTTATTCTGGAATTAGTGGTTACTCTGGAATTTCTGGTGATTCAGGCTTCTCAGGCACAAGCGGATTCTCTGGATTCTCAGGAGATAGTGGTTATAGCGGTTTTTCTGGTGATTCTGGAATAAGTGGTTATTCTGGAGAATCTGGTTATAGTGGCATTTCTGGTTATTCTGGAAGTGGTGTATCAGGTATTTCTGGTTACTCAGGATTTTCAGGAATTTCAGGGTTTAGTGGTTACTCTGGTTATTCAGGAATTTCTGGTTATTCAGGAATTTCTGGATTTTCAGGTATAAGCGGATTTAGTGGTATTTCTGGTTACTCTGGTTCTGGCATTAGTGGTTATTCTGGAAGTGGTATAAGTGGTTTCTCAGGATACTCAGGAAGTGGAATTTCGGGATTTAGTGGCTACAGCGGAATATCAGGTTATAGCGGTTGGTCTGGTATTTCTGGTTTTAGTGGCATTTCAGGTTATTCTGGTTTTAGTGGCATTAGCGGATTTTCAGGCATAAGCGGTTATTCAGGCATTAATGGTGCTACTGGTACAAGTGGATTCTCTGGTTATTCTGGTGCTGTAGGAGCAACAGGTACATCAGGTTTTTCTGGCATTAGCGGATTCTCTGGAATATCAGGCTATAGCGGTACTAATGGTACTAATGGTGCTACTGGATCATCAGGTTTTTCAGGATATTCTGGTCAAAATGGCGCAACTGGCACTAGCGGATTTAGTGGATATTCTGGTGCAGTAGGCGCAACTGGAGCTACTGGAGCTACTGGAACTTCTGGATTCTCAGGCTACTCAGGACAAAATGGTGCTACTGGAACTTCTGGATATAGCGGAGCAACTGGCGCAACTGGTGGAACAGGAGCAACAGGAACAAGTGGTTATTCAGGTTACTCTGGAGCAATTACTACTGGTTCTAATGCTCAAGCAAATAGTTTGGGTGTTGGTACTGCGGCATCTGGTACTGCTGGTGAGATTCGTGCTACAAATAACATTACGGCATATTATTCTGACGACAGACTTAAAACCAAACTTGGTAACATTGAAAATGCTTTAGAAAAATTGCGTACTTTAAGTGGTTTTTATTATGAAGCCAATGAGGTTGCTCAAGCTTTAGGTTATGATGTTGTTAGAGAAGTTGGGGTTTCTGCACAAGATACACAAAAGGTTTTGCCTGAAGTAGTTGTACCAGCACCAATTGATGCTAAATATTGGACAGTTAGATATGAAAGACTTTCTGCTTTAATTATTGAAGCTATTAAAGAATTGGCTGACCAAGTGGATGAAATAAAGAAAAAACTTAGTTAACTAAAGGATTAGTGATGCAATCCCCAAAATATTCGGTAGTGATACCGACTTACAATAATTGTGAGAAATATCTAAAACCATGTATTGATTCAATAATCAAATACACAGAGATGACTGACATAGAGTTGGTCATTTCTGCTAATGGATGTACTGATAACACAAAAGCTTATACAGACTATTTATTAACAGTTTTTCCAAATATAACTGTTATTTGGAATGAAAAACCATTAGGTTTTGCAAAAGCTTGCAACGATGGAATAGAGCAATCTTTAAGACAAAACACTAAAAAAATAGTATTGCTTAACAATGATACTTTGTTGTTAGAACAACCAAAAAATCAATGGTTAAATAGGTTAGATGATTTTCATGCTGACATATCTTCAGTATTAACCCTACATTCTAAAATTACAAATCAAAAATTTGGCGTATTTTTTTGCACAATGATTGATAAAAAAGTATTTCAAACTATTGGTTTATTGGATGAAAATTTTGAAACTGGTGGCTGTGAAGATATAGATTTTTGTTTTAGAGCAGATCAAAATGGTTTTAGCCTTATAGATGTTGGGTTTAAAGGTGATTTTCCTATTTACCATATTGCAGAAGGAACAGTTAATGACAACAGTTTGGTGCAAGATTGGAAACAAAAGTTTTATAAGAATGAATTAAAATTGGCTAAAAAATATAACCCAGAACACTATAGGTATTTGTTATCAAATAACTATGAAAGAGCCATATTTCTTAAAGGTGACCCAGTATTCCCTAGAGAAACTCAAAGGTATCAATGGGCTAACTTAAATATCAACGGAAACAATGTATTAGAGTTGGGATGCTCTACTGGATATGGATCACAGTTTTTAGAAAATGTTAATTATTTGGGATTGGACTATGACCCAATAATTGTTCAAGTAGCAACAGAGCAAGGATGGGGAGAAAAAGTATATTTTAATTGGGCAGACATTAATACTTATTCCTTAGATCAATATGACACCATCATTGCTTTTGAGGTAATAGAACATTTAGATAATGGTTTAGAAATTGTTGAAAAACTTAAAAAACATTGCAAAACATTATTAATAACAGTTCCGCACAATGAGCCTAAAGGTTTTTGGGGTGAACATCATAGATTGCATGGTTTAAATGAAAGTAATTTTCATGGATTTCATTTTAACTACATTAATCATAATGGTGAAATATCAGATGTAATGCAAGAAGTTACACCTGAAAACCCAAGTAATTTAATGATTTGCAGGTGGGATAATGTCTAAAATATTATGTTCAATAGCAACTAGGGGGCGTTACCACACAACGCTTCCTTTAGTTTTGGAAGCTGTTATTAATCAAACATGGTTACCAAATAAAGTAATTATTTTTGATGATAATGATGAGCCTTTAGATATGCGAAAAGAATTCATTTATCAACATCTTTTTCAAATGATGGATATTAAAGGTATTGAATGGGAATGGCTATTTGCGGATAAAAAAGGACAGCATCATATTCATCAAAAAGCTAATTTAATGGGCTTTGATTGGGTATGGAGAGTTGATGATGATTGCGTTCCTGAAGCCACAGTTTTACAAAGTTTGTATACCTATACTACTGAACTAGAAAAAGTAGGAATGAAAATAGGTGCTGTAGGTGGTTCTATTCTTACTCCGCCTTTAATGGATACTTCTAAATCTACAGGGTTAATTAATAACATTGATTTAGAGCCTAATTTTCAATGGAATTTTATTAAAAACACTAGAGAAGTAGAACATTTACATTGTTCTTTTTTATATAGGGCTGGGGTTTATGACTTTAATTTAGGACTTTCCAGAGTAGCGCATAGAGAAGAAACGCTCTTTACTTATGGTTTATATAAAAAAGGGTACAAAATATTAGTAGTACCTAATGCTGTTTCTTGGCACATGAAAAATCCTCAAGGCGGTATTCGTGCTGAAACAAAAAAGGAAATGTATGAACATGATGAGAAAATTTTTAGAAATTTTATTGAATACAACAATAAAACAATTGTTGTTCTTAATAGTGGGATTGGTGACCATATCGTTTTTAACAGTATTCTTTCTGATATACCAAATCCTGTTGTTTTTGGTTGTTATCCTGAAATTGTTCCTTGTAAACCCATTGCGGAAGCTCAGTACCTTTTT